GGCTCCTTGGGTCGCGTGACGGCATCAATTGGACTCTTGTATTCAAGTATTCAGGGGCGTCTTTTGCGTCTCAGACATTTACAGTCAATGCAACTCAATCGTACAACTATTATCGATTTGTTGCTGGCACTTTACTCACAGGATACGGAACCACAAACATGTATGAACTCATCTTCTACGGCACCGAGGAAAGTCTGTGTATCACAAACGATGCCAAAGTGGGCGTGGGGATCGCGAATCCGCAGAGGTCCTTGGAGGTTGCCGGCGACGTGGTCACGGGCGGGACGGTCTCGGCCGGGAATCCCTTGATGTACCGGAACCGTATCATAAACGGGGACATGAGGATCGCGCAGAGGGGGACGTCCCTGAACGTTACGTACGGTGGAAACGGCGCATCGAGGTACTATCTCATAGATCGCTGGACACCTCAATCGAGCGGTGGTGAGTCGGCGGGAGCGTTCACTATGATTCAGGACCTTGATGTTCCTTTGGGGTCGGGTCTCGCCAACTCGTGTGCCATAACGGTTACACAGGCGTATATAGCCGTAGGATGGTACAGGCCCTTTGTTCAATTCATAGAAGGATACAACACAGCCGATTTCAACTGGGGAACTTCGTATGGAACCCCAGCGACCCTCTCATTCTGGTGGAAGACAAACACGCTCGGGTCGTATTGTGTAGCAATTGGTGCTGGCTCGTACTACTACGTGACGTCAATTACGGCTACAAACTCAGGGGTCTGGCAATACTACACGATAACCATACCACCACCACCGAACGGCGCTGGTTTAGCAACGGGGTCAGGGGCTAGTCTTAATGTTGTAATAGGAAGTTACTGGACAAGTCAGACGGGAGTACTCAATTCGTGGAATTCAGGGTCTGTATGGTCATTCTCAGGAGCTGTGAACCTTTACGGAAATGCTGGAAACTACGCAAAGCTTACAGGCGTCCAGCTCGAAAAGGGCACGGTCGCGACCCCTTTCGAAGTTCGACCGTACGCGACCGAGTTGGCGCTTTGTCAGAGGTATTACCAAGTCTACAACACGAGCGGAGGTTCTGGGGTGGCGGGAATATTGGGAATTGGTTCTGTGAATACCTCGACGTCCGTCATCTTCGCCATCCCACTTCGCGTCGACATGCGAGTCGCGCCTACATCAATGACGAGTAATGCAACAGTGGGTTCTAATTATACGGTCGTACAGGCTGCTGGCGCCTCTAGTGTTACGGCAATTACTCTTGTTGTAGCAAACAGTAGCTCGCAGCTGGCTTGGGTACAGACCACGAGTACTTCGGGTCTTACCGCGGGCGGTGCAGCTACTCTATTCGGAGGTAGTGTATATGGAACACTAGGATTTAATGCCGAGCTCTAGTAATATATGGAAGCAGTCATTGACCCGGACGATGTCAAAGTTGTAGGCGCAGTTCCTCCAAATTCCACATTGTGCGGTCCTTGGGCCGATTTCGTAACCGTCCCTATCCCAGACGAGCTCAAGGACAAACCTCTCAAGGTTTCCCTCGTGGATGATGCGTACATCCTCTCCCTCGATGTTGACACGTTGAACGCGGAAGCATGGACCTCTCTGCGTGCTCAACGAAACCAGCTCCTCGCCGCCAGTGATTGGACTCAGGGAAACGATTCGCCTTTGAGTACAGACTCAAAATCGGCGTGGGCGACGTACCGCCAGGCTCTGAGGAATTTGCCGGACGTGACCACCGACCCTTTGAACCCCGTTTGGCCTTCCGTCCCAAGTTAAAAATCCTTAATAATTAATAGATGTCCAGCAACATATTTTCAAATATATATGTGGCTGGTGGAATTTACGCTCAAAGTGGCTTATCTGTCAATCCATCTTTGAGCGTCTCAGGAACCTCTAACCTCACAACACTCAACGTCAGCTCATCTGCCTACACCACGAGTCTCAATGTGGCGACCACAGCTAACGTAACAACCCTCAGCGTTACAGGGGCGTCAAACCTAAATACACTCAACGTCAGCTCATTTGCCAATGTGACAACCCTCAGCGTTACCGGAACCTCTAACTTGGCTACAATCAACGTGTATGGTAACGTCTTCGGACCAACGGGTGAACAGTTGACTCAATCAGTGCCTCTGACCCAAAAGATCCAAGACTTTGCCGGTGGATTCTCGAACGGAGTTCCGGGCGTCATCTTTTCCACGAGCGTCGTGGGTACGGGCGTCGCTCAGTCGACCCTGAATCCGTTCGGTCAGGGGAGTTTGGAGGGGTCCGTGTACTTTCCCGGTTCAGCATCTTCATATATCAGTGCAGTGAACCCAAATTTTGACCAAGTGTGGAACACTCGTCAATTCACGCTCGAAGGATGGTTCTATCTCACAACTCTTTCGGGTCTTAGCTCTGGAATTTCTCTCATAGGTCACACGGCTGTCAACGGCGCAAACAATTGGTTTATGGGCGTGAACTCTTCTGGAACATTTCTTTTTTACTACTTCAAAGGTACTGATACGTATGTATATTCAACAACGAATTTGAGTATCAATACATGGTATCATCTATGTGTCCAAAGTGATGGAACCAATGTGTACCTGTTTATTAACGGAACTCTTTCTCAAACCGCCGCCGTGTCTGGAACGCCCGCCATTACCGCGGGTCTCCCCTTGAACATCGGTATAAGCAACGGCACCGCCTTCCCAGCCTTTTATGCGTCTAGTCCCCGCTTGACTTTTGCAGCGAACCTCTATTCCCAAGGGTCATTCACCGCGCCGTCGGGACCGCTCGGGATTGCCCCGACGGGCCAAACGGTCATGCTCCTCCGCAATCCCCTGTACTCTGCGATGACGCTCAAAACGCCTTTGAACGCCCAAAGCTCGGTTCGGGTTCGGTGTTTGCCCTCGGACGCGCTCATTTACCTCGACGCGTACGGATCGAACGTGCCGAACAAAGCGTCTTTGGCGAACGCCCCGACATTTGACCCGTACGGTACTGGCGCGGTTCTGTTCCGGTCGACTCAAACTCAGTACCTTGATCTCGGACCTCAAACATGGAACATAGGCACAAAGGGGTTCACGTCCATAGTAAAAGTCCAAATGACTTCTACAATCACGGCGTACGAATCTATTTGGGGACTCGTTGCAAATCAAACAGCTGGTAATAACAGTAACATCATCGCACTGAACCGCGCTGGTGCTGGAAATGCATTTACGTTTGGTATTTATAATTCAGCATCTAGTGCTATTGTCAGTTTTAATACAGGTTCAAATACAATTTTACAAGACATTCCTTACGTTATCGCGTGCGTATATGACCCATTTGCATCTGGTGGACAAGCGAGTATATATGTAAACGGTGTTTTGGTAAACTCGTCAGCAACGGGTCTTGCAAGCAGTATCCTCGACCGCACAAATTTGCAGTGTTACATAGGTCAGTTGTATGGAGCCGGTACGACTTATAACGCCAACATGAATCTGTACACTCTAGGCTTTTATAACCGTGCTTTGACGCCCAAGGAAATCACGGACGCGACGGCCATGCTCACGCAGGTTTCACCCGTGGTCCCATCGACTCTGGAAATTGGGAACGTCAACGGTCGGCCTGCACTCACGGTAGATCCCACGGGTGCCGTGAATGTCCTCGGTCCTTTGAACGGCCCACCGGGCGGGTTCGCCCCGACGGATCTTGGGATCAGTTCTCTGAGTCTCGCGACCGGTAATTTGACTTCAACTATTAGCGTAACATCGTTCAGTCCTTTGGGTCCCTCCGAGGGGTCCTTGTACTTTCCGGGTGTTGCGAATACGTACATCAGTTTCGGGACGACGGGAGTTCCTCTTCCATCGGCAAACATCTTCTATCTCGGAACTGATGTTTTGTTCGAAACTTGGATAAATCCAACTTCATCTTCGGGATATATCTTATCAACAACTGATCCGAGTACAGTTTCATCTATTTATTTCGCCTTTTTGTATAATTCTTCGGGGTTGCAACTTTATCATAACATAAGCCCTCTTACTATTTTTGCAGGCACAGCATCTATACCCCCTATAGGGGTATGGTCTCATGTAGCTTTCATATACCAAGGGTCAACAAAGCGTGTACAAATATATATCAACGGTCAACCACAACCCCTTACAAATACGGGTGGAGGTCTTATTAGTGCACCAGTCGGAACAGTTGCTACATATACGGCTTCAGGACCAATAACTAATGCTTTACCACCGAGTTTTCAAACGAATATAGGTACATGGTCATCAGTACCACTTGGTGCATATTTGACGAATACCCGTCTAGTCACCGGTTCCGGTGCGGCCCAAATTTATAACAATAACGCCTTTATACCAAGCACTTCCCCTCTTTTTCCTGCATCCAACACGGCCGGTGGGTCCTTGACAACGCGTTTGCTTGTCCGCGTTCCACAAATTCCGGGCAAAGTCCAGACCCAGAAATTTATAGGCGCACCGGCCACGGGGTTCTCGGGCGTTCAAGCGTTCCCGCCCGCACCCATGACTGGGTACGCGACCAACTTGACGGGTCTGTCCCCCTACGGCCAAGGAACCTATGTGGCGAGTGCGTCTTCCGACCAGTACGTGGGATCCACTCTTTATTCTGCGTGGCAAAGTTTTACAAAAGGTGCCGCTGCTTGGGTAACAGCCGCAGGTACTTACAACACATCAGCACCGTACGGGCCAACGGGCTCTACAACGACCGTGGATGTGAACGGAACTTCGTACGCCGGTGAATGGCTCCAGATCCAGTTGCCTGTTTCTGTAGTTCTATCGAATTATCAGATTAATCCGCAAGGTGGGGCCATCCCGTCTCAGATGGCTTCGAGGTGGTTTCTTCTAGGGTCTCGTGACGGAATCAATTGGTACTTGATAGATCAAAAGTCGGGTTTCACGAGCTGGCTCGCAAACACTTTTTTCACGTTCCCAGTGGCGCAATCTTCCGGGTTCACGTATTTCAGATATGTTGTGAACCAAGCTGGTTCGTCGGGAATAGTAAACGGAGGAGGTATTATTTTCAACGGCACCATCGAGGGCCCCACAGTTTCGGCGGACGGTCGCCTTGGGGTCGGTGTCTCCGCGCCGGTCCAACAACTGGAGGTGGCGGGGAACATGGTCACAGGTGGGACCGTGTCGAGCGGAACGGGACTCATGTTTAGGAACGCGTTTTATAACGGAGACTTTAGGATCGCGCAGAGGGGTACGAGTTTCGTCAATCCCGCCGGAACATACACACTCGATAGATGGTGGATCGAAGGATATGGTGCCATAGGCAACGGTACGGTTTCCCAGATTCAGTCTGGCCTTCAAAACTTTTCGAACGCGTTTCAACTCGCGACGACATCAACAACAAACGGAAACTGGATGATTTCACAGAGTCTCGAGACCCGTGATGTTGTTCGGTTTCAAGGTCAGCCCGTGAGCGTCTCATTCTGGTATCGCTTTCCTACAGCTTTTTCAGGACAATGGGCTCCGGGGCTCTACTGGACCACATCAGTGGATACTAAAATTACAAACGCTATTTCTGGTTCTCCAAACTTTGCGGGAGGACTGCCTAATGCTCTACCCAACAATTCAGGGTGGACATATGTACAGTTTCAGGGTTTTGTTCCGTTAACAGCTCAGGCTCTATCCATCGTGTTTAACACCTACAATAACACAGTCAACGGCGCCACCATTCAAATAACAGGCGTCCAGCTCGAAAAAGGGACGATCGCGACCCCGTTCGAGGTTCGGCCGTACGCGACCGAGTTGGCTCTGTGTCAGAGGTACTACGAGCAGTCCTATGAGATTGGTGTGACTCCTGGATCAAACACGAGCAACGGATACACAGTCGTTGGTGGAATGTCTGACAGCGTGAGTACCATGTATCCCTACGTTAAATACTCCGTCCCAAAGAGAGCCCAGGTCGTGCCCACCTTTTACACGACTGCGGGTACGGTGGGCCAGTGGACATACATAAGGGCGGGCCCGGCCACGAATTCCGTTGCTATAGGACAGACCGCCATTTCAACCACATCTTTCGTAGGATCTATAAATACAGGCGCCACTTATGCAGCTGGTATTGTATACGGTCACTGGGCGGTGAATGCAGAGCTCTAGAAACTTCCTCACCCTTTAATAGATGACGACCACTTTCGCCCGCGTCGACCCCGAGACCCTCGAGGTCACTTTGAAGTACAACACGAATGGCGGACCTAAGTGGGACGAGGGTGACCTCGAGTGTACGATCCCTTTTGACGTTTTGGCGGACCAGGCCGTCCAAGATCCCACGTCCAATGTCATCAGTCTTGTCGAAGACCCCGCCAAGGTCGCCGCAAAGACCCAAGCTCAGTGGACTTCAGTGAGAGCTCAGCAAAGCGATCTCCTCTACAAAAGCGATTGGACGTGTTCAGTCATTGATCCACCCGCCCCGATCTTGGCGCAGAGGGACCAATGGGTCGCGTACCGTCAGGCTTTGAGAGATGTGACGACCCAAAGTGATCCTTTTAACATTACATGGCCCGTTCCTCCGGCCTAGAGGGGGAAACCTCCGATGGAAATATGTATACACATACTAGAAGAGGATGTCTCTCGGGACGCCCAGCGTCAACACGTTGATAAATTCCAGTAATACACTCGTGTTCGGCAACACGTCCAGCGGAACGGCTCTGAGCGTCCAACAGCTCGGGTCCGGGTCTGTGGCGTCCTTTTCGAATGCGACGGGGACATCTATGCTTTCAGTCACGAGTGGACAATCTTTCATCGCAAACGTCCAAACAGCAACTGGTGGGTTCTCGGCCTTTGTTCAAGGAAATATACTTCCCGCCAAGGACCCTGCGTCTGGATACGACGCGTCCTATGATGACTCTGCACAGTTCACAGTCAAATCTTTTAGCGGAATAGGGACATATGGTGTTGGGAATCTACGCATGGGTGTGAGTTCGAACACGACGACCACGCCGTTTGGGTATACATACCTTCAGGGTGTAAACACTTTTTTTTCAACCATGCCCATCTCACTTCAGCCTCGTGGCGGCAATGTCGGCATCGGGACGGCGAGTCCTTCGTACACTCTTCAGGTCGGTACGGGGGGAACCGTCAACTTTGGAAACGGACTTCAAACTCAATTCAATGCCATAACAAGTCAATACTACACGTTGTCAACTCAGCAAGGCGGATACAACACGTCAAGTAGCTCGTATTCTGGAGGAGTTTACACATGGACAGCGGCCGGTGCCGCTGGACAGTTTGCAGGAGTCAATGCAACCCTTATACCAGGTGGAACGTATCAATTTTCAATAACAATAAACACGACAACTCCCGGGTCCGCCACTACATTTCAATTAGAATCACCATCTTTTACTGTCTTGTACACTTCCCCTACAGTTCTCACGACTTCTTACGTGAATTATACTTTTACAGTCACCGCACCATCAAATGCTTCGGGTATGATTTTCAGGTATTCAGGAGGAGTAAACGGAAGCGTGATTAATATTAACGCATTCACCGTGAGTCTACTTAACACGCAGGCGACGGGTTTTGTCGGTATCGGGACGACGAATCCTCTTGGCGCAGGACTCTTTGTCACCACGTCCACCCCAAATGGAAGTAATGCGCTTAGTATGGTTTTTTTATCAAATTCTGGGTCAACAGTAAATTATACACAAGTTGGTTCTATAGGTTTTGGTTGGGGAGGAGATATGGCTTCCTTTTCAATCCAGTCGCAGCCCGTGAACCGTGATAACGGCGCGGGTCCATATTACGACTACGGAGCTCAAAGTGATCTTCGGTTCATTTATAAGAACACTAACATCTGGCCATATGGTGGTGTGAATGAAGCCATGAGAATCAAGGGGACGAGCGGCTACGTCGGCATCGGAACGACGAGTCCCCAAGCACTTCTTCACTCGAACGTGAATCCTGCCGCAAACAGCTTTGACGCCATGTTTGGACAAATGATGGTCAGAAGTTACAATCTGTCTCTCGCAACAACCGTTGGGGCTTATTCGAATATTTGTACTATAGGAACGATTATCGGTGCTTTTACGGTAGATCTCGATGTCGTGACGGATGTAAACAATCAGACAACTTCACGATGTTATCGTGCAGCGTTTTCATATCAATCTGCAGGTTCTGGCTGGCAGACACTTGGCGCCTTGAGTACAGGATACGGTCAGAATGCTTTTGAAGTGGATGTTTACAATACAACGACTACAGCCATCACGTTCCGTCTGCGCAGGATAAACGGAACAGTAACTTCTCCATTTTACTGTACATTTCGTATATTCTATGGACCGAACGCGTCGGGAATAACCATAACAGATACTCCTGCGCCCGCGACTGGAACGGGGGCGACGAGTATTGGCGTGTATACAGGAACTCCTATATACGTTACAAACGGAAACGTCGGCATCGGGACGACGAGTCCTGGAAGTCCTCTTCAAATACAGTGTGGTGATAACTATGTTCAAGGTATCTCGTTTAGTTCGTCTGCAACGAATGCAGTTGGTGCTGGTGATTTTATGATACAGAGAGGACCTTCAAATAATGGAACCGGGGGTTCTACTTGGAATTCTTCAAATTGTATGATATTTCATACACCAAATGAGAATGTAGTTACAACTGGACCTGTTGGTTTTCTCTGGATGTCATCAAGTTCGCGTATAGGAATGTTTTATGATGTTAGAAATACACGATTAGGTATCGGGACGACGAATCCACAACAACAACTTGATTTGTATGCGTCATCTGGAGGATATGGATACATCGGAAATTCAGGAGGTTCACTATTCATGAACTGCGCGACGGGAAATAGCATCATTTTAGGAGTAAACGGAGTTTCCAAGGTGTACATGGTAGGAAATAGTTTGACGGCCACCACCGACAATACCATGACTCTAGGAGGGGGTACGGGTCAACGATGGGTTGCCGTATACGCCGTCAACGGAACGATTCAGACTTCAGATTCAAAGTACAAGGACTCTGTACCGCTCACGTACGGTCTGAATGAGATTCTACAGGCGAACACTATCCTCTACTCGTGGAAGACGCAAGCCTCTCTCCCAGATACCGACCCTGAGAAAAACTTCAAATACTTTGGCGTGTGTGCCGACGAGCTCGTGAGTATCATGCCTGAACTTTGCTACAACGAAAACCCTGATGTGGCAGTACAGATCAACTATGCAGAACTCGTACCCGTATGTATGAACGCCATCAAGGAGTTGGCGGCCGAAAACACAGTACTCAAGCAGTCACTTGCAGCGCTCGAGCAGAGCCTGAGCTCTGCGGTCGCGAACATCAGTTCGCTCGAGGCCCGTCTGGCGCTCCTTGAAGCCAAGTAAATTCGTGACTTAAATTAGTATGAAAGGACTCGGAACGAGTCCGCCGGGCCCAGGGGGCCCCTTACACCGGGTCCGCAAGTACCCGACTTCTCTTTGTAGATTCAGCAAACCGTGACCAGACCTTGTACCCCACAGGCTCGAGTTACGTCTTACACTTGACCCGTCCCATACGGAACATAGAACGTGTTGACCTCGTGAGTGCACGTGTCGGGAACAGCATGTACAATTTGACCAATGGTTCCAACGTTTTCAGCGTCGGGACGGTACCATGGAGTTCCACGGTTACGTACGGGGCCCAGAGTATAACAATAACACCAGCAAACGGGTCAACTGCGGGGTGTTTATGGAACACGCGCGTCGAACTCGTGTCAATGGCCGCCACGGGTTCAGGATATATAGCATCACTTTCGACAATCACGCAGGCTGGTACAACCGTGTACACACCCGGATACTAAATTTAGCTCGACGCAGATCGTTTCCTCTTTGTTGGTGTATTGTTTTTGTTCTTGTTTTTAAGATTTGATGGAAGTGCAGTTGATATAGAACGTAAGAGTTGTCGTTTGTAAATATTTTTTAGTGCATTGTTAACGTACTTCGTGAGTTCTTTCGAGTTCATATGATCTCACGTGGTATTTAAATTTGAGCGTAGTGCTGACCGAGAGGGGTCAGCGTTCCATCCAAAGCAATAAGAGCACCATTGCCCATGTTTACGTCCGTCGTCGGTCGTGTTTTCCATGAGAAACGTTCAACATAACTACGTTGATTCATTCCAGCGACAACTTGATCCATAAACTCCTGAATCTGTTCAGTCGTAAAACGTTCAGGAGTAGATGTTGTTGCTTTCCAATCGGCTACACACATTTCCGTGATCCAAATAGGTTTTTGGTATTTTTGCCAGATGTTATCAATCCATGTCAAGAAACTCTGTGCATTCGGTGGAGCATACCAATGCAGACAGATGAAATCAGGTTTATCGGTGATTGCGTTCCAGAGCTGATCAAAATACGAGTTGGGAGCAAGTGGACTTTGAGCTGTTGCTACGCTTCCGAGTCGAGCATTCATAGAAGTTGCCTTTGCCTTGAGTTGAGTCCACAGTTCAGCCGCCTCTTGTACGCTCACGTTCGATTGTTGTGCGCCATCTGGCTCGTTAAATGCAAGCAACTCCGTTGCACCTGGAGAAATTTGGTCGAGTTTCTTCACGTCTGGTGCACCCCAAACCATGGGAGTAAATTTGAGATCAAACTGAGGAACACCATGAAGACCCCATGTATAGTACCAACCCGCATTCACGTTTGAAAACGGAGTAGATGAAGCATTCGAATACACGAATCCTTTTTTGGAAGATGCCATGTATAATCCATCACGAAAAAAAACGCCCCCGTGCTTGATCTTCAACCACGATTGGTCGTTCGATATTCGATGCATATTGGATCATGTGAAAACTTTTTCCAACAATCAATATTGAATCAAGATTCCCACTTTGACTTTTGGATCCGTGA